CTGGAGCATATAGTCTTATTTTTGAATTTGAAGCAATAAAGGTAACACCTGCAGAAATACCTGCAAGTCCAAATGTTGAATACGAAATTGTTTTTGGTAGTAATTTTAAAAATGAATTAGGAAACATATACTCATTAAAATATGATATTTTAAATGAAGTTGGAACATCTATACAAACTGGCCAAATATCATTAGAAGATGGAAGTGCATTAAAATCTATTGCAAAAGATTCTATAAAAAATGGCAAAGTTGTATTTACTATAATTGATAATACCGAAACTATAAAACCATCGTATGGACAAGACCTTAGTTTCACAAAATTATATTGGGGAAAACGTTCTATAATAACAAACGCAGATAATATTGATTACTCTAAATTAAATGAAGTTTTTAGTAACGATGCAAAATTTGCTAAACCATCTAATTTAAGTTTTGAAGTATCATCTGCAGAGTTATCAAGTGGAGTTGTAGTTATTGTATTATTTCAAAAAGAAATATCAGTAGCGGAACCAATGATAGATGTTTATCAAACACAATTTGATGTCAGAGTAAAAGAATCCGATACTGAAAAGGGAGTTTCTATTCCATTCAATACCGATAAGGCTGATTATGTATTAGTATATATTACTCCAGAAAAAACATTAAAAGTACCAGCCACAGATGGTTCAGTAAATCTATATTTTCAAAAAGATTATTCCGAAGTATATGGTTCTAAAAAGGTAATATTAGTAGCAGTAAGTAATCAATATGGTACGGGGCAAAGAAAAGAAATAATAGTAAACTTTACTGCTGTAAATGATTATCCTTCAATAGTAGAAGTTACATTTCCCCAATCTATTGAAATACCTAGTTTTTCGGATTTTAATATAGATTTAAAAATATCTTATTCTACATTTGCAGCAACCAGTGTTGATATATCATTGCAATTAGGAGATAAGAGCTATATTGATTTATTAAAAAATCAATCTCCTAATGGTGATTTTGGATTTAACTTAAAAAAATTAAGAGAATTATATCCAACGTGGGTTCCAAAAGATGGTATACGTTTAAAATTAAAACCATACAATAGAGGTGGTGCAGAAGAATTAATTGGTAATGATTATGAAACAAATACTGAATTAATTTTACCTAAATTATTTTTAGATGAAGATATAATATCAAAATTATTATTTGATTCATTTGCGGAACAAATACAAATAACCGAACCTGAAAAAGAAAGTAAATATTTAACACATCTTTCTAATTTTGGAAATAATGAACAAATATTAGTTTCATCATTTGAAGAAGATAATTGGACATTATCATCAAAGAAAAAAGATGAATTAGGAAATGAAATAGTTGATAAAGAAGTTAAATCTATAATTTTAAAATTATATTCACCATTACCTGCAAATTATACTGAAAATACTACATTTTGGATTACTAAATTAATGAGTAGTCCTCTTATAGAAACTGTCGTATTAAATGAGCAAGATTCGGTAAAGTGTCCTCCAATAAAAGGGCCTAATTTTGATATAGAAGTTGATTTTGTTGTTGGTAATTCTACTAATTTTGAATCATTAGATAATTTAATATTAAGTAGTTCCGCATCATCAACCGATTTAGTTAGAACATATTTAAGTTCATCACTTTCATATCAGGATGATTTAAATATAGAATACGCAAGTGGTTCAAACCCAATTGAAGGATATCTTTGGGATAACTTTGTTCATTTTAGTTCTGCAAAGGAAAGATTAGATAATTTTGTTTATAAAGTTCAATTAATAGAAGCATATGATACAGCAATATCTGCTTCGCAAACTGCATCGTTTATAAACTCACCAGAATCTCCTAAACAGGTAGAAAAAAATAATATAAAGAAAAATCAAATAATTCAATCATTTGATGGGTTTGAAACATTCTTATATACATCATCATCTTTAAGTTGGCCACATGCAAATGGAGTTAGATTAAACCATACTAATACCAATGTAGTAAATTGGTATACTTTAGCATCGGAAGCTGCAGAAACCTTTGATTTAGAAAATCCTAATTGGATTATGAACAATGTTCCAACATTTATAAACAATGTTGAAAATTCTCAAAGTTTCCATTTGTTATTGAATATGTTAGCTCATCATTTTGATATAATTTATTACTATACTAAATCTATTGAAAATGGTAGAGGTATGGGGTATAAATCGAAAAATGGAATTAATGATAAATTATTATTTGATTCATTAAAATCATTTAATTGGGATGCTAAAAACCTATCAGCTGATTCTAAATTGTGGGAGCATGTATTTGGTAAAGATTCAAATGGAAATACAAAAAATACAAGTCCTGCGAAACAAAGAACATATGAAGTTTGGAGAAGAATTGCAAATAACTTACCTTATTTATTAAAACATAAAGGTACAAGAAGAGGAATATATGCTTTAATGAGTTGTTATGGAATCCCTTCATCAAATCTTTCGATTTTAGAATTTGGTGGCCCAGAAGTTTCTGAAACAAGTAAAAGTAAATTAGTAATGGATAATGTTACTACTGCTTTGGTTGTAAACAATGGAGCTCGACTTGATTTTCAATGGAAAAATACTGAAAGAAATAGAAAACCGGACACAATAGAATTTTTTGTAAAACCAACGGAACAATCTAATTCTAGAATTTTATCTGGAAGTGGTTGGAATTTAGAAGTTACATCTTCAATTTCATCATCATATGGTAAAGTTGTATTTAATTATTCCGGCTCTAATTGTATTTCATCATCAATATTACCAATATTTAATGGTAAATTCTTTGGTGTAGAAATAAGTAGAACAAGCGGCGCGGCTGAACACACATTTGAATTAAATTTAAGACAAGCAGATAAAGAACGAACAATATTTGAAACGAGTATTAGTAGAAGTGTTTCTACTGGAAGTTTTTATTGGGATAGTGGTTCCTTAATTAGTTTAGGAAACAATTTTGTTGGTAGTATAGATGAATTCCGTTTATGGAGTGCACCATTGGCCAAAGATAAATTTTATCAACACGTTTCATTTCCAGAAATGGTTAATGGTAATGAAATTTCATCATCAACGGATGATTTATTTTTCCGTTTGGATTTTGAATATCCTAAAAATTTAGCATTAACATCTTCATTAATAAATGTTGATACTAATATTTATTTTTCATCTTCTCTATATAGAAACGATTTAGAAAGTGGTCCAATCTTACCTAGAACTTTAATATTTTCAGAAAATCCATCGGCATCGTATTCGGCATCCGCATATGGATTTACAAATATAGGAACATATCCACATAATTTTGAAGCAATAGATAGAAGTGTTGTATTGGAGATACCAGATATGGGTTCTACAAGATATTCAACAAATAAAGTTAGATTTGAATCTCAAACTGATTTTGATGGTAATGATGTTAGTGGTGGTGTTGATTTATCTATAAAAAGTAGAGCAACCAAAAAGGCATTTGACCAAGCTCCAACCGATTCAAATAGAGTGGGATTATTTTTCTCACCAACAAAAGAATTAAACATTGATATTGCTAAATCATTTGGTGGAATAAATTTAGATGATTATATTGGTAACCCTTCTGAAAAATATAACGGAAATTATAAATCATTAGATTCTTTACGAAAATATTATTTCAAAAGATTTGATAATAGAGACATATATTCTTATATCAATTTAATCAAACTATATGAGAAATCAATGTTTGAAGATATTAAGAAAATGTTACCGGCGAGAGTTAAAGCAACTACCGGATTATTAATTGAACCACATATTTTAGAAAGAAGTAAGATTGCACAAAAGAAACCATCTGGAGATGAATATCAGCAAGATACTACTATTGATTATAAAAATGAATATAGTATTACATCGAATATAAACCAATATGAAGCAATCGTTGATAGTAATTTATCAGAAAATGTAATTGCGGAAAATAATCAATACGAAGCTACAATATATTCATCTTCTTTGGATAAAATTTCTGCAGAGAACAATCAATATGATTCATTAATAACTGCGGGTGATAATTTTATAACAAATGCAGAATCATATCAATATAATGTTGAAATAAATGCAGGATTAGGAGATGGTACGATACTTACTGAAATTGATTTAATAAATTCAAATATAATTGTAGGACAAACTGATTATGAAAATATTGGATTTGGTATTTATGCAGAAAGTGGGTCTGCTATTAGAACTTATTTTGATTTAGATGGTTCAGTTAAAAAACAAAGAGTTAGAGTTAATTTAGTAACGGAACAAAAAAGAAGAGATATTGTAAAATATAAAACAAAAATAAATGGGTTAGGAGACCCGAGAGATGGATATATTTTAACATCATCGGTATATACCGAAACCTCATTGAATATACAACCATTTTCTGGTTCAACTCCACCAACTATTAAAGGTAATATTATAGCAATACAACCAGTTAGTGGATATTTACCAACACATTATAGAAATACTTCCGATTTGACAAGAGGATTACAAAATTCTTTTTATAATGGTTCTAAAAATACTGCCGCTACTACTTTAGATGGTAGTTTTCCTATTGAAACATTTACTTCTAATCCTAATACATTGACTGTAAATAAGACCGGTAGAAATGCAAGTGAACCAATTTTGGAAGTTGAATAACGGAATTTTAAAAATATAATATTTATAAACAAAGAATAATAAAATACTATGGGATATTTAAGTAATACCGAATTGACAGTCGACGCTATTCTTACCAAAAAAGGTAGAGAAAAGTTAGCGGCAGGACAGGGATTAAACATTACTCAATTTGCATTAGCAGATGATGAGATTGATTACACACTTTACGAACCGGCACATCCACTTGGTTCTGCGTATTATGATGCAGCAATTAAGAATATGCCAGTTTTAGAGGCTAATCCTGATGAAACACAAGTAATGAAATATAAATTGGTAACTTTACCAAAAAACACAACTCGTATTCCGGTTGTTGAATTTGGTATTCCAAATATTTCGGTAAATCAAAAAAGTGGTGAGGTTGCGTTATCACCAACTACATCTCCAGCAGGTAATAGAAGAATGGGATATACAATTATCCTTTCTAATAAAAACGCAGGAGATATTATCGGTGAAGGTGTTACTGCTGATGTAGGAACTGTCCCAGTATTTATTGGTGATGATGTATCTGCAACTGCAGCAATTTCTAAAGGATTAACATTTAAGTTTATTCCAAACCCATCTTTAACTTCGACTATTAGAACTACAATCACAGTCTATGGTAACGAAACGGGTGGTTCTCAAACAATTCCTGTGACAGTAAACTATGTACAATAAATAAAATATGGCAGTAATAAGAGACAATAGAGGAGCCCTTTTGGCAAGTAATATATCAACATACTTAGCAGGTGCAGCTAACACCGCGGGAACTCCTGTCGATACAAACGAATTAGTAAGCATTGTAAACCAATTTTTAGGACAAGGTGAGCAAATTAGTGCAGATTCAACTACCATTACAAATGGTATTTATAAGAAATTTGGAACTATTGATAAAGTAACTAATAGAACTGAAATCGTAACTTCTGGAATATGGAGTGGTGATACTGGTTCATTAGCAGTTCAAATGACATTTACATCATCTATCCAAAAAGCATCTACAAGTGGTAAATACTATTTAGATGTTTATAATGGAGTAACATCTTCTGACGCATCGGAGGTTCAATTCTCAATTGCATATGGAGACGTAAATGGATATGGTGCACCTACTTTAACTGATGATGATAATTCAACATTACCTACATTGGCTACTTATAACCAATATAAGAATGTATTATTAGATGCAGGTGACCCGTACTTCACAGTCTTAAGCGGTCCAACTGCTAGTGCAAATAGCACATTTGATTTAACTTCGTTTTACGCAATTAATATCAATAGAGCTAGATACAAAGAAAGATTAGACCCAGGAAATATTCAAATTAAATTATCAGGTTCAATTGGATTGGTAACTTTAATTGATGATAGTGGTGGAACTGATGAAAATGTAACAACAGCGGGTAGAGTTTATAATTTAGTTAGTGGTTCATTAAATATTGGTTCGGCTTTAACCGCATCAATTAAACAATATACCGATAATGTAACTAAACAAGGATATGGTTTATTCTATCCTGATATGGGAATTATTTTATTAAACCCATCAGCATTAACTGGTTCAGTAAGTTCTTCTTTGCAAGCAGCATCTGGAACAACTGCAGCAGGTGTATATCAATTAGCTAGTTATGGTAATTTAGGTGGAGCAGCGGTATTAAAGGCTTTAGCAAGTGGTTCTGACTTTCAAGTAAGAAGAACTGAAAACGTTTCCACATCTCATTACTTTGTAAGAGCAAACAATAGAGAATTTAATTTTTCAAATAATCCAACATTCGTAACTGGTTCAGTTGGTGCATTTGTTCAATCAACTTTTGAAAAAGACCCTAAAGTGTATATTACGACGGTGGGATTATATGATGATTCAAATGAATTATTAGCAGTTGCAAAAACTTCTAAACCAATTGAAAAATCATTTGATAAAGAAATAGCAATTAAAGTTAAATTAGACTTCTAATCGGAGAATAAAAATAAAAACTATTGACCCACCTTAATTTGGTGGGTTTTTAGTTTTGGAATATTTATATACGATATGTTAAAAAGAATACCAAAGTCAGATATTAGTGTAAGGCCGTTTAAGGCATATAAAGAATGGACATTTGATGATACATCATTTCCAGCTTCTTCATCTTTAGAAATAAATGAAAGAGTTACGTTATATGATGCAGATTTTAATATACCGGATACTGAATATGCAACTATGTCATATTCATCATCCGACTATCCCACCGGTAATATTTATAAGTATTATCCAAAGTCAGTATATGGACAACTAAGAGCTCAATTTTATAATGGACAAGAAGATAATCCATTTACAAGATTGGGTGCTAAAACAAATGTATACAATGATGTTGAACTAACAAAAGAAAGGTTTTTAAGTGGTTCTGCAAAAGTAATATCAATTCCACAAATATATGTTGGTGAGGGAATTAAAAAAGGTTCGGTTATTTTAACTGATAATACAAATTTAGATTCTGAATTTGCATATACGGATGATTCATTTGGTAATTTACAAGATTACAGAGATACAATTTATGTTTCTAGAATTGATATAGAAAATAAAATATTTAATTTTACCGATTTAGCTGAACATATTTATAGTGCATCATTTGAAACATTAATGGTTGGTCAATTTGATATAGAAGCTCAAACGTTGGATATTATATATAATGGAGAGTTACAACCAACCATAGAATTAATTAGCTTAGATATTAACACAGGTATTGCAATTGCAGAAAATATTCCATTTTTACCAAAAGAATCACAAGGTATTAAAATTGGTAATGTATTTTATAGTCAAGGATTAATAGTATTAACAAGAGATTCTGCAGAAAAGTTACAAAATGATTGGAATTTAACATTCAAATCAACTGAAACTATATATGAACATGAATATCTTCTAATTGCAAATGAAGATGAATTCAATGTTTCAACAAATCCAACAGCAGTAGTGGAAGTGGGTAGAGAAACTGGATATGTAACTGGCTCCGATGGTAAGATACATAGAACAACTACATACCCTGGTGTTAAATACATTAAGAAAAAAACAACATTAGAAAACGGAAATACAATAGATTATAGTATAGGTTCTAGATATAACACTGCAATATCGGGTGGATTTGAACAGTATGATTATAGTTCATCATTGGATTCCACTGGTTCATTCCTTGCACCATTTATTACAACAATCGGATTATATGATGATAATTGTGATTTAGTAGCAGTAGCTAAATTACCGCAACCAATAAAATCATATCCTGATTTACCTGTAAACTTTATTGTACGATTTGATACATAATCTTATATTTATATACAAAAACAAAAAACAATGGCAAAAAGTATTTTAGATTTATACGAAGATAGTAAAAACAATTCATTTGCAAAAGGTAATCCAGATGCTAAAGCATGGGAAGCCCAAAAAAGAGATATAACTCCATATTCAAAAGAGGAAAGAAATCCACAAGGTGATATTGATTCTGATGCTATAGCTGCTTTAGAAAAGAAAAAAGGTAAAACTAAATATCAATTAGGAGATTTAGGTGGAAACAGATGGGCAGGTTATAATGATGTAAAAAAATACTCATTAGCAGTTAAAAAGGACAAATAAAAAAACTTAATGGCTAAAAAAGTTACAAAAACGAGTAATCCAAAATGGGTTGCTAAAAAATATGGATTTAAGTCTGGTTTAGAAGAAACCATATCTCAACAAATAGAATCTCATGGAATTAAAGTAGAATATGAAACTGAAAAAGTTCCATACATAATTCCTGCATCCACTCACACATATAGTCCTGATTTCAAATTACCGAATGGTATTAGAGTGGAAACGAAAGGTAGGTTTGTGGCGGCCGATAGGAAAAAACATCTATTGGTCAAAGAACACAATCCACATTTAGACATTCGTTTCGTATTTTCCAATTCAAAGAACAAAATCAGTAAAAAATCCAAAACAACCTATGGTGATTGGTGTGAAAAGAATGGATATAAATACGCAGATAAAATTATTCCAATTGAATGGTTTTTAGAACCATAAAAATTTGGTAATATCAAATATTTGTTGTATATTTGATATGTGTTGAAGCAAAATGATAAAAATATAGTAGTATCTACGCTATCTAATGCGTTAGGTAGTTATTCCAATTTAAGGGGTAACGAATTGGCGTTTTATTGTCCATTTTGTAATCATCATAAACAAAAACTTCAAGTTAATACGGAAACTCAAAAGTGGCATTGTTGGACGTGTAATAGTGGTGGTAAAAAAATAACATCATTATTAAAGAAGTTGGATGTTAATAGAAAAACTATATCTATTATTAGAGAGATATATGGTGATTCAAATTATAACCCGCAATTAGAGGATGCTGATACAAAGGTGTTCATTTCCCTACCAAAAGAATTTAAATCTCTTAATGAGGTTCCTAATGGGTTTAATCCCGAATATAAACACGCTATCCATTACCTTACTGAAAGAGGTATTACGGAAAAAGATATTATAAAATATAATATCGGGTATTGTACGGAAGGGTTATATTCTAGGAGAGTTATTATACCATCTTATAATTCCGATGGTACATTAAATTACTTTGTTTCTCGTTCTTATTATCCAGAAGAAAAGATGAAATATAAAAATCCTCCAATTAGTAAAAATGTAATATGTTTTGATTCTCAAGTAAATTGGAACGAACCGATTATACTTTGTGAGGGTGTATTTGATGCAATCACAATTAAAAGAAATGCAATTCCACTTTTAGGAAAGTTTCCATCCAGAATATTGGTTGAGAAAATCTTTATGAGTGGGATAAGTGATATTATTATTTCGTTAGATAATGATGCAATAAATGAGGCACTTAAAGCAGCCGAATATTTTAGAAAAAATGGTATTCATGTCAAAATGATGTACCTTAAAGATAAAGATGCCGCCGATATGGGGTATGAAAAATTCTACGAAGAACTAAAGAAAACTAAAGAGTTTTCATCCGAAGAATTATTGTTAAACAAAATAAACTCACTATGAGTAGTAAATTAAAAACAATTTACCACATTGCAGATGTACATATTCGTAATGTAAAAAGACACAAAGAGTATCGACAAGTATTTGAAAAAATGTTTGAAGAAATTCGTAAAAGAGGAACTGAAGATGCAATCATTTATTTGGCAGGCGATATTGCCCACGCTAAATTAGAAATGTCACCAGAATTGGTCAACGAAATAAGTTGGTTATTTAAAGAGTGTGCTAAAACTTGTCCTACAATTCTTATTACCGGAAATCAGGATTGTAATATGAACAATATGGATAGAATGGATGTTCTTACTCCATTGGTTGATGCATTGGAATTGGAAAACTTTTATTATTTAAGAGACACACAAGTTTATTCAATTGGTGGTATTGATTTTTCAGTATTTAGTATTTTAGATAACAAAGACAATTGGATTACTGCTGATAAACTATTTGGTAATAAAAAGATTGCATTATTCCACGGCCCTGTTGATAATTCACAAACTGATATTGGTTATGTGGTAAGTAGTAGACATTTTACAACGGATATATTTGATGGTTTTGATTTAGCCTTATTAGGTGATATTCATAAGCGTCAAGAAATGATAAGTCCGAAAGGATGTAAGGTAGTTTATGCAGGTTCATTAATTCAACAAAACTTTGGCGAGACATTAGATAGACATGGTTTTTTAGCATGGGATTTAGACACAATGAATTACGAAGAAATTGATATTCAAAATGATTATGGTTATTATACAATGGATATTGACAATGGTAAAGTTCCAGTTGTAAATGATATGCCAAAACATCCTCGTTTGAGAGTAAGATTGTCAAACACCGATACTGCCGATACCAAAAAGGTAATTGCAGAAATCAAAATGAAATATGGTGTTGAGGATTTTACAATCATTAGAACGGATTCATTAGCAAAAAAGAAAACAGGAGATAGACAAAATAAATTAGATTTCGAAGATATTTCCGACATCAATTATCAAAATTCCTTAATCAATGAGTATGTGGAGAGAATGATGCCATTTGTTGACAAGAATGATTTGGCAGAATTAGAAAAGATTAACAGAGATGTAAATAGTAGAATTGTACATGAAGATACTTTAAGAAACATTATGTGGAAACCAATTAGATTTGAGTTTTCTAATATGTTCAGTTATGGTGAAGATAATAAAATTAATTTTACAAAGTTAAATGGATTGATGGGATTATTTGCACCAAATGCACAAGGTAAATCATCTATCTTTGATGCTATCTCATTTTGTCTTTATGACAAAAGTAGTAGAGCATTTAAAGCAGCTAATATTCTAAATAATCGTAAGACCGAATTTAGATGTTATTTGAATTTTCAAGTCAACGGAGTAGATTACTTTATTGAAAGAACTGCAAAAACCATTAACAAAGGTAAGAATGTAAAAGTAGATGTAAACTTTTGGTATATTGATGGTGATGAAAAAATATCTTTAAACGGAACGGAAAGAAGAGATACAAACCAAGTTATTGAACAATATGTTGGTAAGTATGAAGATTTTGTATTGACTACATTATCGTTGCAAGGTAATAATTCTATATTCATTGATAAATCACAAAGTGAGAGAAAAGACTTACTTGCTCAATTTATGGGATTGAATGTATTTGACAAATTATATGATACCGCAATTGAAGATATTAAAGAAGTTTCAGTTCTTATCAAAAATTTTAAGAAAACCGACTTTACAACCGAACTTGCAGATAAAGCAAATGAGTTGAAAGATAAGAAAGGTGAATTAAAAGAGTTTGAAAAAGAATTAGCCAGATTAAATGGTGACAAAGGTGGATTAGATGGTATTATATTAGAATTAAGTAGAAATCTTACTCCAATTGACTCTAATTTAGATTTACCTAAATTGGAAGAAAAAAGAAAGAGCTTAAATGAAGATATTAATCGTAATACACTTTTAATTGGCACAAAAGAAAATTTTATTAAAATATTAGAAGGAAAAATTGAAGAAATTTCACAATCAATAGAAGATAAGAAATCATTTGGTGGAACTATTGATATTGAAACGGCTTATTCAAATTATCAAAGAGAACAAAAGGAATTAACCGAAGCAACGAGAGTTTATGGTATTGCAAAATTGCATGTAAGTTCTGCAGAAGAAACAATTAAAAATTTGGATAATCATAAATATGACCCTAATTGTAAGTTTTGTTGTGATAATACTTTTGTAAAAGATGCAATGAGAGTAAAAGAAGCATTACCTCAATTGAAAGAAATACTTAGAGAAGCATTAGTTGATTGTACCGGTATTCAACAAACCATAGATACGATGGAAGGTGTTGAGGAACAATATAATGAATTGACTGATTTAAAACTAAAACTTGGACAATCCAAAGGTATCTTAAAAACCGCAGAAGCAGAATTAAAAGGTTTGGAAACAAAAGAAGAATTATTACAAACTCAATTAGATAAAGTTGAAGAAGATATTGAAAAATATTTTGAAAACGAAGAAACAATTCAATCTAATAAAGATTTAGAAAAACAAATCAAAGAATTAGAAGTAGAAAAAAATAAAATTGAGTCGGAAATTAAAGATATCAGTAAACAAATAGCAACTACAAATGGTTCTATTTCATCATTACAGACCTATATAGAGGGTATAAAACAAAAGATGAGTGATGTTAAGGAATTGGAAGAAAAGAACCGATTATACACCTATTATTTAGATGCAGTTAAAAGAGATGGTATTCCATATGAGTTAATTTCAAAAGCATTACCTGTAATTGAAAGTGAGATTAATAATATATTAGGGCAGGTTGTAGACTTTGGTATTACATTAGAAATGGATGGTAAATCTATAAATGCAAAAATTGTTTACGAAGACCAGGAATGGCCATTGGAAATGTGTAGTGGTATGGAGAAATTTGTTAGTGGACTTGCTATTAGAGTTGCACTTATCAATGTGTGTAATTTACCTCGTCCAAACTTTTTAGTAGTGGATGAAGGATTTGGAACATTGGATGCAGATAACTTATCTTCATTATTTATGATGATGCAATATCTTAAAACTCAATTCGATTTTATATGGATGATTTCTCACTTGGAACAAATGAGAGATATAGTAGATGGATTGATAGAAATAAAAAAAGAAAATGGATTTAGTAAGATT